CAAGGGGCGCGGGCATGGCTGTCAAAGTAACATCGGGACCGGCGGTCGAACCGCTGACGACGGAAGAAGCAAGAATGCAGCTTCGCGTTGATCTGGACGCTGAAGACGATCTGATCGACGCAGCGGTGAAAGCCGCCCGCGCCTATGTCGAAACGAACACGCGCCGCAAGCTGATCACGCAAACCGTCGTTCTGACGCAAACCGGAATTCATGGCTGGCTTCTTCCGCTGCCGGTCTTGCCGATCCAGTCAGTGACATCGATCCAGTATAAAGACCCGACGACGGGCGCGCTGACGACGTGGGATGCCGCGAACTGGCAGATCGTCCAGTCCGCTGAACCGGCGCACATTGCGCCCGCCTATGGGCTGACATGGCCGACGATCCGGTCGGACTTCGACAACGTCGTGGTCACGATGGTCGCGGGATATGGGGACGCGGCGACATCGATCCCGTCAGACCTGATCGCTGCTGTCAGGCTGATGACGGCGCACTTCTTTGAAAACCGGCAGGAGGAATACGCCGGGACGATCGTTTCGAAATTGAGCGTCGGCGCTGATCGTTTGATCGCGCCGCACGTTTTGCATAACTAAGGGCGCGCCGAATGGCTGGCAAAAATAACATTGGCGTCATGGATCAGCGCGTGACCTTCCAGTCGGAAGTGACGGCTGACGATGGGCAGGGCGGGCGCACGTCAAGCGGCTGGTCGAACATCGCGTCGACGCCGACCATGTGGGCCGAAGTCACGCTGTCGGACGGGACCGAAGGCGATCAGGGCGAAGGCCGTCAGGCGAACCGATACACGATCGGGATCAAGATCAGGAACCGCAGCGACGTGACCGAAGTCATGGCAGTCTTATGGCGGGGCAACCGATACAACATCAGATCAATCACGCCGTTTGATGCGCGTCGTGAATTCCTGATGATCAAGGCCGAAGGGGGCGTTCCGCTATGATCACGCTTCAGGTCCGGGGCGCTGACGCCGTCGAAAGAACTTTGCGGGACATTGCGCCAAAACATGCTTTGGCGCTGACACGGGCCACTGTGGGCGCGCTGACGACGGAAATCACGAAGGACGCGAAGAAGAACATGAACTTCACGGGCCGTTATTCGACGGGCATGATGAAGAAGCACACGAAGAAACGGGTCAGGAAAGTTCGCGGCGGCATCGTCCAGAACGACGTCGTCGTCGGTCGCCGGGCTTTTTATTGGCGTTATTATGAATACGGGCAGGGCGGGAACCCGCGCAAGCGTATGTTTGAAAAAGCCCTGATGGATATGAACGGCAAGCTTGCGATCCGCTGGGAAGAACTGTTCATGAAGAAGCTGGTTCAGCGCTTGGCGCGCGAACGTAAACGGCAGGGGCTGCGCTGATGGGTGTGAAGTCAGACTGGGATCAGGCCGTTCACGGCGTTCTGTCAGGCGACGCCGCGCTGGGCGCGGTGATCGATGCCGTTTACACCGGGGTCGCGCCGCAGAATTGCGCCTTCCCCTATGTCTACATAGACCGGACCGACTTCACCGAATACAGCGACGCCAGTCACACGGGCTTCGAAGTTTTCATGCGGATCATCACGGTCAGCCGATCGCCGGGCCGGAAGGAAACCGTCGACATTCAGGATCTGATCTATGACGCGCTTCATAGACAGGAAGACAGCATCATCGTTCCGGGACATAGTGTTCTGACAATCGACCGCGACAGCAGCGACCCGGAAGAACCGGGCGACGTTGATGGAGCATTTCAAGGCGTTTGCGAATATCGCGCGCTAGTAACCAAGAACGCCGCCGACTAACCGGGGCGACTTTGAAAGGGGGCCATCATGGTCAAGACAAAAGGCCGCGACGTCACAGTCAGCATCGGCGCGACGGCAATCGCGGGCGGTCGCGTGAAAAGCATCACGCGCAACATGACGCCGATCGACGCCAGTGACGCCGATGACGGCGAATACATGTCGATGCTTGCCGACACGTTCGGCGAAGACACGCTTGAAATCTCAATCAGCGGCTTGGAAGACGGGACGGTTCTTCGCGACATCGCCTTCACGACAAACGCGGCTGATCGGCATCTTGCAGATCTAACGTTTGAATTTCCCGGAGCGCCTGCGGACAGCATCAGCGGCGACTTCATCATGACGGCGTTCACGCTTGGGGGCGATTACCGGGAAGCCACAACCTTCGACGCGACCTTCGTCCGCAATGGTCAGCACACGTTCACACAAGGAGCCTAAACCATGAAGACACCAACAATGAAGACACCAACAATCGCGGCGGCGCTGATCGCCGTCATGACGCTGGGCGCTTGCGCATCGCAGGACGTCGCCCCGAATTCCGACGGCGTTCTGTCGGAAGACGAAGTCGGCGCGCTGATCTTTGGCGTCGGCGCGATGGCGATCTGCGTTCAGACCGGGGCTTGCGTCCCGATCTAAATACAGGCCACCTATATTTTGACAATATTGACCGGGCGTTCGCGTCCGGTCATATCTTTTTGATAGACGGAATTTTACATCAACGAAGGGAAAGTCATGTCTGGCTTCGAACCGATCATCCTTGAATGGAAAGAAACCGAATACACAGTTCCGGCGCATAAGTGCATGGGGCTTCTGGCTGCGATCGAACAGGTTCTGGCACCTGATCAGAATTCGTCGGCGATCGAAATCCTTGCCCAGCCGCACCGGGCGCACCTGACGAAGCTGGCGCGCGCCCATGCGACCGCGCTTCGATATGCAGGATGCCCAGTCACTGACGAAATGGTCTATCTGTCGCTTCAGCGCGACGTCGCGAAGGGCGGGGCCGAAGGCTTCGAAGCCCTGAAGACTTTGGGCGACGCGCTTCTGATCATGTTCTTCCCGGACTGGGCGCGTGATGATGATGCGGATACCGCGTCGGGAAACGCGCCAGCGGCGAAGGAGGAACAAACCCCTTCGCCGATGGCATCGTCCGGGGCTTCTATGAACTGACGGTCGGTCAGCAATGGATCAGCCCTGTCGACTTCTGGTCGATGCGTCCTTGGGAAGTTCATTGGCTGATCAGGGCGAACGCGCCTGAACACGTTCCGGGAACAGAAGAAAACTGGAAGGACCGGGCGCTGAAGAACTTGAAGGCCAAGCGGGCGGAACAGGCGCGCGAAGCGGAACTTGAAAAGGCATAAGGCATGGCAAGAAAAGTCGTCGGCGATGTAGCTGTCAGGGTCGGGGCTGACGTCGGTCCGCTGAAGCTGGGGCTTGCCGACGGCGCGCGATCGGTCAACAGGTTCGAAAAGAGTGGCGGGCGATCGGCGCGGCGTCTGGCCAGCGCGGTCAAGGGGATCGGGATCGCTGCGGTCGCAATGGGTGCGGCGGTCGCGGCGGGCGCTGGGCGGGCGATCAGCGCGCTGGACACGATCGGGAAGAAGTCAGCCCAGATCGGGATCACAGCCGAAGCGCTTCAGGAACTGTCGTTCGCTGCCAAGTCGGCAGGGGTGAACAACGCTTCGCTTCTGTCGTCGCTGGAACGCTTCAGCAAGCGACTGGGCGAAGCTGAACAGGGCTTCGGCGCGGCGAAGAAGCAGCTTGAATTTCTGGGCCTTGAAGCCAAAGAACTGACCAGCATCCCGCTGGACAGCGCGCTTGAAATCATCGCTGAACGCATGAAGGGCATCGAAGACCCGACAACCCGCGCGGCTGTCGCGGCTGGCTTCTTCGGGCGCGAAGGCGTCGCGATGGTCAATATGTTAAAGCAGGGCGGCGCGGAACTTCGGGCGACCCGGCGCGACGCGCGTGAAATGGGCGCGGTCCTGTCGAACGAACTGGTCAAGGGCGCTGAAGATGCCGAAGATGAACTTGGACGCCTGACCGACGTCATCAAGGCACAACTGAACGAAGCGCTTGTCGAAGGCGCGCCGCTGTTGATCGGGGTCGCGACGGGCATTGCAGAGATTGCCAAGTTCGCCAGCGACGCAGTCGGGATCGTGCAGACGCTGACGTCGTCACTTGTTGATCTGTTCACGCAGACCGAAGCCGAAGCCGCAGCGATGATCGCGCGCAGCGAAGCCAAGTATGGACGCCGACCCGGCGCTTCGGATCGGGGGCAGTCCAGCGGCGTCGATGGCGGCGGCTTGCTGGATAGCGCGACCGACTTCCTGTCAGGGCTGGGAACGGGCGAAGGGGCAACGGGACCGCGCGCCCGCGAAGCTGCCGAAGCCGCTGAAGCCGAAGCGCAGGCGGCGCTTGAAGCGCAACAGAAAGCCGAAGCCGATCGGCTGGCAGCGCAGGCGGAAGCATACGTCACGCAACTGGAAACGAAGAAGACGCAGGCCGTCGAAGAAGCCGCAGAAGTCGCGCGCATCAAGGCCGAAGCCGCCGAAGCTGAAGCGGCGCGGATCGCCGAAGAAATTGCGGAACAGGAAGAAATCCGGGGCAGCGGTCGATCGGCTGAAGAAGAAGCCGAACGCGCGCATCAAGAAAAGATGGCGCGCATCAAAGAACAATATGCTGACATGATGCGACAGGGCGAACGAACCTTTTACAGCGACATGAATTCGCTGATGGGTTCAGAGAACGAAAAGCTTTTCAAGATCGGGCAGGCGTTCGCGCTGGGCCGGGCTGTCGTCGATGGTTATGAAGCCGCGACGTCGGCGTGGAAGTGGGGCATGGCCGCAGGCGGTCCGGGTCTGGCAGCGGCGGCGACGGCGGCGTCGATAGCAAAGACCGCCGGTCTGATCGCGTCAATCAAGTCGGCAGGATCGAAGGGGACGTCTGGGGGCGGCGGGTCGACCGGGGGTGGCGGTGATCCGACCGGCGGCGGCGGCGGCGGCGGCGGCGGCGATGGTGGCGGCGGGGCTTTGGGTCCGAAGGTCAGCTTGACGCTGATCGGCGATCAGGGCTTCAGTCGCGCGCAGATCGTCCAGATCGCTGAAGCGATCAATGACAGCGGCGACGAAGGCCAGAAAATTGACATACGGGGGCGGCGCTAATGGGTGTTGAAATTGATGCCGGTTATACTTGGACGAACGGAACCCATGCGCGACTTCTTCACGAAGGAAATCGCTTTCCGATCAAGACAATCACGGCGACCGACGACATCGGGACAACCGCCGATCTGGTCGACAATGATCTGACGATCGACAAGTGGAAGCCGTTCGCGAACCTTCTGACCGACCCGTCGAATTTTGCCGGGGCCGACTGGACGGCGACGAACGTGACGGTCGGGGCCGATGGGCAGACCATCACAGAAACGGCGGTCAGCGGCGCGCACGATCTTGAACAGTCGGTCACTTGGGATAGCGCAGGCGGGAACGCCGTCTTCGCCATCGACGTCGATCGACAGTCGCTGTCGGAAGTTCGGCTTCTGGCGTTCGATGGAACAAACACACGCACATGCTGGTTCGACATGCGCGACCTGACGGTCGGTTCGGTGTTCAACGCGACGGGCCAGATCATTGCACTGGGCGGCGACAGCTATCGACTGAAGATGTATTTCACGGCGAACAGCGCGGCGGGCCGCGTCGAAATCCAATTCGGCAACGGATCGGAAGCGACGTCTTACGGCGGCTCAGTCGACAACACGATTAAGATCACAAGGGCAGTCGCGCACGCTGGCGAAGCCTCGCTTCGGCTTGATGGGTTCACGGGGCAGGCCGGGACGTGCTTTGGCATTGCGGCGCACAATCTTGGAAGCGGTGGCGCGCGCATCACGTTCGAACACGACAGCAACGCCGACGACACCTTCACGACGATCGAAGCGATCACGCCGACCGATGACAGCCCGATCATGTTTTTCTTCAACGCGGTCACAAGCGCGCGCTGGCGCATCACGGTCGATCGCGGCGCGCTGCCAGAAATCGGCGTTGTCAGGGTCGGCGATCCGCTGGTCTTCGAACGGGCGCGCTATGCTGGCGCAAGCCCGGCGCGCATGAACCGCGCGACAGAAAACGTCGGCAACATCAGCCGAAGCGGGGAACTGATGGGCCGGTCGGTCAAGCGAACGATCTTGAAAGAGCCTATGCAGTGGCCGCGCCTTTCCTATGCGTGGGTCAGGGCAAATCTTGACGGGCCGAACGGCGTCATCCAGTCGCTTGAAAGCAACGCGGCTTTTCTGGCGTGGCGTCCTGAAACGATCCCAGATGTCGCCTATATAATGCGCGCGACAGCCGACGCGCCGCAGGCAACCGGTCAAGTCAATCTGTGGTCATTCGCGATCGACGCAGAGGTTCACAGTTATGAATGAAACAACCGTCGGGCGTGAACCTGTCGAAGTCATCGAAATCATCACACCGAAATGCGTCAACGTTCACGGGTCCGCGCCTTGCACTGCGACCCAAACCGGGGACGCGAAATGTTTCAACACGCGCGCGACGTGCAACGATGTCGACAACTATCAGGCGCGTCCGGCGTCGCACCTGACGCCGACCGAAATCCTGAACCAAGGCGACACGGGCGATCGGACGCTTTACGACGGGACGGCGGACTTCTTCGCGTCGTTCGACGTGTCGTTCCCGGCAAGCCCTGATGGCGTTGTCTTCGACTACACTGACGCGACGCGCGGGCTTTATGTCTGCGTGACGGCTGGCGAACTGATCTTCAGGGCTGGCAGCGTCACGCCCAGCGCGGCGGGCGGAACGAACACCGGGCGGATCGCGGTCGCCGCCGCGCAATTCGCAGGCAAGTCGCTGACGCTTTATTGTCTGATGGACTTCACGGCTTCAGGGTCGACGACTATCCGGCTTTGGGCGTTCGATCCGATCGACCTGACCTTGACGCTTTTGGGGTCTGATACCTACACGGCAGCGACGACAACGTGGGAAGCGGGGGTCGACCCTGTCGTCGGCGCAAGCGCTGGCGATACGCCGACGGGCGAAGCGACTGTCGACTTCAATGGCCGAATAACATCGGCGCGCCTTTATGACAGCCAAAGCGACCCCGGTCTGGACGTGTCGCCGGACGCTTATCGGATGCGATACTTCTTCGATGATGGGCGCAAGGCGAAGCCGTCAGATGACATTTACATTTTGCCGCTGTTAATTGGCGCGGACACGGTCGGAACCCGGCTGAACCTGACCGGCAGTGATGACCGATATGAACCATTAGGTCGCCGGGCGTTCATGTCTGTCAACTTCGCTGACGCGCCGCATTCAGATCACACGGTCGATCCGTATCGAAGCGACCGGGAATATGATCCGCTGAAGCGCGCGACCTTCTGGCGTAAATGGCTTGCGCGAAACAAGTTCGGGCGGACGCGGGCGCTGGTCCGCCGATATACAGGCTACAAGGGCGACGCGCTGTCGGCCATGCAGCGCCAGACATATGTCGTCGACCGCTTCAGCGAGGCGATGGAAAGCGTCACGATGTCCTGTCGCGATGTCCTGTCGCTTACAGAATTCCGGCGGGCGCAAGTTCCCGCGCCATCGCCGGGCAAGCTTGATCTGGCATTGACCGACGTGGCGACCAGTCTGTTCCTTTCGGGCGATCGGACGGCGTCCTATCCAGCGACCGGAACGCTGCGGATCGGCGATGAACTGATGACCTATTCGGCGATCAGTTATGACGCGATCGATGATCAGACAGACGTGACGGGGCTGACGCGCGGAACGGATGGATCGACAGCGCAAGCGCACGACATTGACAGCGGCGTCCAGCTTTGTCGTCGATACACCGACGCCCGCGTCGCGCAGATATTAGAAGACCTGATCGTCAGTGACGCACAAGTTCCCGCGCAGCTTGTCGACCTGCCAAAGATACAAACGGAAGACGACGAAAACCTGTCAGCCTATGTTTTATCGACTGTGATCAGCGAACCGACCGGCGTCGATCAGCTAGTCGGGGAACTGGCGCGCGATTGTTCCTTTTATATTTGGTGGAACGAACGCCGACAGATCGTCGACATGCAGGCAATCAAGCCGCTGTCGGTCGTCGACAAGACCTTCACGCAGGAACGCGACATCATCGCCGACAGCCTGAAGATTGAAGAAAGGCCGAAGGAAAGGCTGACCACAATTTCAATGTATTTCCAGCCGCGTGATTTTGCTGCGGATCTGGAAAAGCCTGTCAACTATGAGCAGCAACTTGTCGTGTCAAACGCGGCGACAAGCGGGCTTGATCTATATGGAACACTTCCACAGACGCGACAAATCTTCAGCCGATGGCTGGGAAGCGAAGCGCAGGCAAACCAGACCGGCAGCCGCCTGTCGATCAGGTTCGCGGACGTTCCCGAATATGTGACCTTTCGGGTCGATGCAAAGGATCGCGCGACGTGGGTCGGCGACTTTGCAAAAATTGAGCATGATTATTTAGTCGACGCGCGTGGCGCGCGACTGACAGACAGGCGCTTTCTCGTGATCGAAGCGGAAGAAGTTATGGCCGGACATTCACAAAGGCTTGTCTGCGTCGACGTCACACTGGACGGGCTGATTTACCTGATCACGGCGAACGGGATCGGCACTTATACAGCCGAATTGTTCAGCGCTGCGAATGCCTTTATAACTGACAACAATGGCTTGAACCCGGACGGAACGCCGGGCGCAACAATCGGATAAGGAAGCACGATGGCTTGGACAGACATCACGAACGCACAGGTCGCCGCTGGCGCGCCGATCACGACAGCCCTGATGACGGCGTTGCGGGACAATGTTCAGGCGGCAATTCAGGAAAATGCGGGCGCGCCTGCCGTATGGGGCGCACTGAAGTCGATGCAAGCCTTCACGGCATCGGGAACGTGGAACCGACCGGACGGGATCAAGCGCGTCATTGTGATCGTGGTCGGAAGCGGGCAGAATGCCGCCGCAAGCTTCAGCGGTGGGGCCGGGGGGCTTTGCATCAATCTGCTAGATGTCGAAACGATAGCAAC